AGAGCATCACATAAAACTCCTACGCCAGCAGATATGACGTGCGACCTAACGAAATACTGTATAGTCTCGTCACTATCAGCCAACAACCTTTCCTGCATTAATTGCTTAATTACTTTTGGATCAACCTCAAGCGTACATTCGACTTTGATTTTCATTTTCTTAATACCTTTGTTTTTTGATTGAGGTGTAACTATGCGCTTAGTTTACTTAAATGTAAACCCCTAAATGAAAAAAAACACCTTAATATTCGCCTATCCTATATTCTTCATTTTTGATTTGTGCTTTCAGATCCCTAGAAAATTGAATTACTTCTTCTCGGTCAAACTTAGGTGATGCCCTCCAAGCGAGACGCTCCATAGCTTTAACTCTGCGCTCCCCATAGGTATCTGCCATCCACTGCCTATATCGTAAAACATAGTGCGCTTGCTTCATGCCCCAGAGGTTGCAGCTAGGGCATTGGGGGTGGATGTTTTCCTCAAATAGCTTAAATACAGTCCTGCCTCTAGGGATAAAGTGACCTCCCTGCATGGCCTTGTAGTGGTCTATCTTGCCGCAAGTAACGCACTGGCAGTATCCGTTATCATCGCTTGCCTTTAGACGTACAAGCCGCTGTAGGAGCTTTGCTGCCTTCTCTACCTCCTGAGCGACAGTGGTCTTTTTACGCTTCGGCATCTACGATATCCAAATATTTGTCGGTAAAGTCATAGCCAGACGCTTGCAGGAATGACTGTATATGCTCCAGCATCTCAGGAAGGGTGAGGTTGTGGCTTTGAACTGTATACTCTATGAGTACAGGGTGGTTTACAAATGGCGACTTGTAGGGGTAATTTGTAAACTTGTAAGCTGGCTCAGTCATCTTTGATTTCTCTCTCGATCAGGAAGTCAACGTAGTGCTTAATCTTTCTGAGAGACTCAACCCCGCCTTTATCCCTCCAGCGAGTAATGTACTTCACAACATTGCCCTCACAAAAATCCAACTCATTCGCCATGATGTATTCTATAGGCTGAATAGCTTTGTTCTTGTAGTGGTCGCCACCTACTTGATTTTCTAGTGCTTTCATTCGTAGTCCTCTTCTTCAAATATCTCAATTTCACAAGGCATCCCAATGTTGCAATGAGGGCAAATCCCGTAAGCATTGCCATCGCTGCCAATCCAATACTCAAGACTGTTACCACACTTACAAAAAGACTTAGCAGCAGTGACTCCATTCTTGGGGAAATTAATAACATTGCTCATTAGCCTACCTTAATTTTGACGCGGGAATCTTCTCCACTGTCTTTGTGATAAACCACAGCAGTCATTGAACGCTCTGCTCCATAACCAGAATCTGAGTGCCATTGATCGGTGGCGGTCAGGCTGCCCCAATGCTCGAAGTGCATAGAGCCAACTTCACGCGCTGTATGGTGGTGGATGTGTCCCAGATGGCAGTATCTATTCTTAGACTGGCTCCACTCATTATCGAGATTCTTAATCACTGCCTGAAGTATCTGTTCATGCTTAATCCTATCGCCATGATGGAATACGAACAGATTGTTGTGCCACTGATAGTGTATAAACTTAGAATAGTTAGGAACTACGTTGACTCGCGGCTCTTGATCGTACAGAAGCTCTAGACAGCTAGACAGGTGGCAGGCCATGTCGTGATCGTGATTGCCTCTGACATTGATTACAACAACCTGCTTATGGGTCTCCAGCATCTTGCTAATAAGCACTTTAAATAGCCTGCCAGCGAGCTTAAATGTTCTTGATATGCGACTATCGACATCAACAGGGGTGCCTTTAGTAGTCGTGTTAAAACTAGAATCGGCATGGAAAAAATCACCCACATTAAGTAGAACGCCAACCTCAGCATTGCCTACCCTGTTTGATAGCCTAGACGTTGAGTCTATGAGTATTTGGGTGGCTATCTTGATGTCCCAATCATCTGAATCCATCTTAGTTTCGCTATCCGCGAGCATCCCAAAGTGGTGGTCGCCAATCATATACATGGCTAGGTAGTCAGAGTTTACAGATTTAGGTTCTTTTGTGGGTTTCATAAACCCTTTGAGATCGTCGGTCATGCCATCCATCATGGCTTCGATCTTGGCCTTCATGTCGCGTTTCTGAGGCTCTTGGATCACCCACTGTAAAGCTACAGTGCCATCCTCTTTGTAAGCAGTGGATATTCTTTTTGCATCAAACCCTTCTGCGGTCTGATGGATTAGGTCTCTGTGTGGAGATACCCCCTGACTAGCTGCATACTTCTCTAGCCGCCTTAGCATAACGTCGATAGTTCGCCTGCCGCATTTTAACTTCTTCGATGCCTTGTTAGCCGATCCTAACTCAATTACTGCATCGAGTACCTGGTGATGTCTTTCCGTGGTTGCAAACTCCTTTAATATCCTTGGGTCAACCTTACTCACTATGCCTCCTGCTGGGCTTGTAGCTCGGCATACTCGCTTTCTGCGGGTATTGATAACCGAATGCCCTGCTTGGTAGCCCAATGATAGACGTTATCAAGAAAGTGTACAAATTCACCTTTAGTCAGCTTACTGGTGCTTTTTACTTGCTCTGGGATGTGCTGGTTACCAATCGAGTAACTAGCAGTCCCTAAAAACCGCTTTTTTAACCACAGCTTCCACACCTCGGCAGGCTCTTCGTGATCGATCTTGTGGCCCTTGTCTGCCATTGCATTTGCTATCTCCCTGTACCAAATATGGGACATAGCGTTTTGGCTTAAACTTCTAGTGTTTTGGTACGGGTCTAATTTTACAACCATCGGAACCTTGTAGTCCCAGCCCTGCATGCGCTTTAGTATGAAGGGTAGCTTTTTTTCTAGCTCCTGACTGCTCTCAACTTTAACGTGATCGCCCTGTGTCACAGCTTCACCCGCAACCACTTAGCCATCATGCGCTCAGAACTGTTTTGAAGCCTAGAAGCATTTTTTACTTTTTCCCTCGCCTCTTTGCTGTAGCCTAATTTCTTATTATCATTGCCAAACACAAACTGTCTTTTGCCCGCTAAGTGCGCTGGAGTGCAAACATCCTCACCATAAAGCCTGCCTTTTATTGTTGCCCTCATCACCCCGCCATCAATACAGTTTTTAATTGTCCAATCACTGTACTCAGCAAATGTGTAAGATTGCCCAGACTTGAAGTAAGGGTGCTCGCCTTTGAATTCAACGTAACGCGGTTTATTTTTAAATGGCATTCTTCAATTCT